TCGCCGAATACTGCTGCCGCGACAACGATAGGACGCACAGCCAGCGCCATGCTGCCGTTCTCGTCAATGATCGCCTACCTGCAACGGACAGGGCGGGATTACCAGGTCGATGCCTTCCAGGCCCAGGAAGAGGTAGAACAGATCATGAATACAATCAAGGATCGAATTGACCAGTACAACCTGCCGACAAGCCGCGATTTTCTGTTTGGTGAGCCAATCCCAGAGGGGGTCACGTCAGTCTTTGGCATGAGCAGCCCGCTGCTGTCAACCCTGGCCGAGACGATCCCGCTATTCCCAAAAGACCGAGTAGAGGATAAGGCCGTTCAGGGACGCATCGACATGGTAAATACCCTCTACGAAACCCTGGGGGGCTTGGTCCCGCCTCAAGGGTCCATCTACTTCAACGGGGATAGTAGCCAGGGCAAGATGCCTGGATATCTCAAGGAAGAGATGATCTACAGAGCGACGCATCTTAAGTATCAGGGCAATATCAATCTAGGGAACGATGCACCAGAGCTAGACTTTAATGGACTAACGCTCTCGCAGGCGCTGCAAAAATACATGGACACAGCGCATTTCAAGCAGTCTGCTGAAGTCAGCAAGCAATCGGATCGGTTCTTAGACCCAGGCGGTGATGCTGTGATGCCAGCAGCGGCAGCAATTAAGTCGATCATAGAGGCGTACTATAAGAAGGCATGGGAGGTTAAGCGCTTTATCGATCCACTGACTGCCGAGAAACAACTCGCTGGAACCGTAAACCCTCGCACTGGCATTAATCCGCTCAAAGAATCTCTGCGAAGATGGGACTTGAAGGGGGCCTATGATTTACTGGATCAGCAGCAGCAGGAATACCAATTGCAATTGGAGCAACAGAGATAAATGACTGTCCTGAACCTACAGAATTACCCGATAGAATCATTTAAGACGACGTCATGGGTCACCTACCTGGGGACAGGGACTACAACGACATGGCCTCTTACGTCAATAGACGGCGTTCCCATTGAATATCTGCATCCCAGCCATATCAATGTTTACCTTGACCGAGTAAAACTAACGCAAGGGGTCGGATACCATTTCGACACTAGCGGTCGGAATATTATTATTGACCCAGCAATTCCTAATCAAGCAGAACTGCATATTAACCGAAACACTCCTACTGAACCGCTGGTTGATTTTACGGCGGCTAGTATTTGGCGCACAACCGATCTAGATACAGCTACCCTGCAATCTATTTTTATTGCGCTGGAGGGGCTTGATTATCTTCTTGGCATCCAGAGAGGACACATCGCCGTTGGTGATGCCGACACGCTCGACGGACTAGACTCAAGCAGTTTTTTGCAGCTTGCAACGTCCCAAACTGCTACTGGCTACAAAGCATTCGCCAGTGGCATCGCAGTTGCTTACAGTCTGGGGCTGCCGACCTGGACCAATTCAACCAGGCCCATCGCTCCAGGGGAGGGCGTTTTCGGCTACAACACGCAACTTTACCGTTTAGAGTTTTGGTCGGGGTCGGAGTGGCTTTATCTATTGTATTCGGGAGACTATAGCTATCTTGTCTCCTCAATTAACCCGCAAACCATTGGCGGGCACAAGACCTTTACTGATGGGCTGACAGCCATCAAGTCTCTAAACCTGCCGATCTGGACAACTGCAACACGGCCAGCTATGCCAACCGTGGGGCTGGTGGGGTTCAATAGCAGCCTGGCTAGCGTTGAATTTTGGAATGGGACGCAGTGGGCATTCTTTGATCTCCAGGGGCTCGTTACGCTTACCGGGGCCCAGACTATCGATGGCTTTAAGACGTTCGGCGGGGGTGCTCAGATTTCTAGCTGGATGGCAATCCCACAGGAGTCCAACCCGGCAGCGCCAACAGCAGGGAGGCTCCGCTACAACGTAGACACTAACGCCGCAGAGGTAGGGGCTAAGCAATCAAATGACGTCGTCATATGGCAGCCGCTAACGGGGCACTGCAACCCCAATTTAATGCTAAATGGCAGTGCTTCCATCTGGCAGCGGGGCACTACATTTAATAACCCAGCCAACGGTGCCTACACGGCGGACAGGTGGCGAACACTCTACGATGGAACTGGGCTGACGCGGCAAATCTCTTATGGCAGCGATCTTGTTAATGGCACTACGTTTCCCTCCTGGGCTCATAACCAGGATGAATCCCCGACAAACTGGATCCGCTGGTATCAGTCTGGGACAGCAAGCGGCTCGACCTATAATATTTTGCGGCACGTTTCCCCGGGTATAACAGCTTTCCCTGCCGAGACTGACTTGACGTTAACCGTGTTGATGCGGGCAACAGTCGCGCCCTTTTCCGGTAGCATCAGTATCTCTCAAATCTTTGGCGCTGGCGGATCAGCGCAGGTATCTACTGACATCCCAATTACTGTGCCGCTTAATGCCCAGACAAAGATAGTCAAGACTTTTCGTCTGCCGAGCCTGGCTAATAAAATAATTGGGACAGACAGTCATATCGCTGTCGATATCAACATGCCCCTCTCTGGCACCTTCTCTTTAGACATAGCCAATTTCAAAATAGAAAGAGGCCCTGTAAGCACTCACTCAGTCATACCGTCGCACAACGAAATAGAATACGCCAGAGAACTTGCAGCCTGCAAACGATTCTATAATCCAGATATCCAGTTAGTGCCGTTGTATGGGTACGGGGCCGCTGCTGATGTTCCGCTTGCGGCGGCCATGACATGGCCGACCATGGCCAAGGTTCCCACCATCACTGGAGCGACCTGGCTCACGTCGTATAATTCCAAGCAGGAAGAAATTGTCTACATCACAGATAGCGGCGCTCAGGCGCAGTGTCTGGCCGTGGGCACTGGCCCGGTCTATACTTTACTCAGCGGCGTAAAACTCTCGGCAGAGCTCCCTTAAACGATGAACTATCGCTTCGCTTCGGATGCTGAACGAACGGTCTGCGGCTTTGCAGGCCCAGATGACCCCATCGTTTGGTTTGCGAACCCGAATTGTTTGCCGCCTAATTGCCCGCTAACGCCAGAGCAGCACGATTATCTGGACTGGCTGGCTGAAGGCAACAAAACGGAGCCAGGCCCAGCGATGAGCGAATACCTTATTGCTCCGCCTCCGCCTGCTCCTGCCCAACCGGTATATACCGGTTGGACAACTCCGCCGTCAGAGCCCAGCGGAACGGATGGAGACGACCTTTCGCCTGATGGCCTCTAATTGCGCTGCTGCTGCCTCTTGATCTTCTGGCTCCTGATCGTCTGCCTCTAGAGATTTAAAGAATCCCGTGTCCTTGATCAGGTTGCGGGCAACTGCCATTTCAGCGGGGGTAATGGTGCCATCGATGATCTTTTCGTGCAGCAGGTGCGCCAGATCGTTGTAAACCTCCGGGATTTCAACTGACTTGCGGCGCTTAAAAGGCATCAGGTTAGTCTCCTGTTGTTGAAAATGTGAGGAGAAAGAGCCACTTTCATGACCACTTTTTCATTAAAGGCAGCATCGTCCTGGTAGCGCGGATCGGCTAGATCCCGCTCGAATTCAGCGTAACTCTTGTAACCGCGCTCTTCTTGGCGGAATGTGGGGGCAGGTCCGTCTAGATTGCTTCTGGTCTTGCGGGTGTTTGTCTTCTGGGCTTTGCCGTTTGCCTTTTCAAATCTGCGTTCAAGGGCAGCGATAGCTCCTCTGACGATATCCGGATCCCCTGAGCCGATAAGGGAGTTGTATTTATCGATCTCCTTCTCGCTGTAGGTATTGGCTGCCCAGGCAGCCATCTCAGAGATCCGTTCCTGCCCGCCAAATTCTGCGGCGATCTCCGCTACGTCTTCGTCAGACAGCCCACCCTCATCATCTGGCTCCTCCTCGCCCTCGTCCTCTCGCGTGACATCGGGCGCAGGTGCCAGGTCATCTGGGCTATCGTCGTCGTCCAGCGGATCTTCTGACTGCCCTCTGCGGTTGCGATAGCGCTGGTAAAGCTCCTGGTAGCCCTTCTCCAGGTCAGCATAGGTCTTGAACTTGCCCGCTATCAGTTCGCCGCCAGCTTCAACGGCGTCACTCTTCGCCTTGGCGATGTCTCCGTCGCTGTACGGAACATTGGGATCGGCTGCCGGATCCCCAATTGGTGCAAAAGTACCCATGGCTTTTAATAATGAACGACGAAGCTAGAACCCGTCCCAGTCGTTACGACTTTGATATCTCGTTTGTCGCCTTTGTCTGCAGCTTCTTTAATTGCCGCTTCAAGCTGATCCGGATCGTTCAACTCAAAACGATCTGTAGGGTCAAGTCCGGGCGCGGGTTTCGGTGTGCTTGGCTTGCTTGTTGACATGATTGGTTTAAGTCGGTGGCTAAAGTAAGTCTATCAAATCACTGGCGCTGGCGCTGGCGCTCCGCCATTGCCAGCGGCGCTTGCCTGTGCCTGAGCTAACATCAAAGCTTGTTGCCTTTCTTGCTCAAGCTGCTGTTGATCTTTAAGGATGCTTTGACCATCAACGCCCATGGCCGCCGCCATTTGTTTGGCTAAACTTTCGACGTTCAACAATGCGGCAATAGGCCCGCCTAAAGCGTTGTTCATTGCGCCCAGATAGTTGTTAATGGCCTGCGCGTCGCCATTGCGTCCAATGGCATCGAGTCCTGTCGTAACTCTGATACTGAATAGTCCAGATGGCAATTCTGGTAGCTTGCCCTGGGCTGTCAAATCTGACATTTTTCGGCGTATGTAAGGGCGCTGGAATTCCAGGGACAACTGGGCGTAGATCCCGCCTAGAGACTGATCGAGCTCATCTGCTGTCAACCGGACCTCTTCGGCAGTAGTTCGCTCAGACTGGCGGATAGCGCTGGAGTTTAGCAAAAACTGCAGGGAAATGGCCTGCTCCAGACGCTGAGCCTTCTGCATGGTGACAGACAGGTCGGTTGTCTTCTGCATTTGCAAAGCAACAACATCGGCGGGCGTACCAGGGCAGAACCCACCATTCGGCGTATTGGCCAGCCGTTCCGGGTTGGTCATGCCGTTCGGGTTAACCAAGAAGATCAACCGGGCAGCGGCACTGCTGTACTCGACGATGGCCTGGTTCAGTGCCGAAAGTGTAACCAGATCGTCGTACAGATTCCAGACGTAGCCGTAGCCGTAGCTCTTGCCAGCAATCCGACCAAGGGTCAGAGGTATCCAGGGAGACTCTTCGATCAGTTCTGAACCATCCGAGCCAACGGGGGTGCCTTCAATTTCCTGGTACCAGGAGACGGTGCCTTCCTCCCAATCCCATTCAACGCAGGTGTAGAGCTCGAGTATTCCGTTGTCCTCCCTGCTCTCGATAGCGTCCTGTGGGGTTACGCTTTGGCGATCTCTTTTGTAACCAAGGGCAGAAGCTTGTCCTTCGCTGATGAATTCACGGGTGACGGCCTCTAGCGGCAGTCCTGTTCCGCTCAGCTCAATGGCATAGCCGCTTAGCGGGTAGTACCGCATTCGCTCCGGTCCAACGTAGATCAGCGTCGAGCCAACTACCAGTAGGTGCCGCAGCGCCTCGTAGAGCACAGCCCGATCATTGGTGCCATCGATCTGGCGGATCACTTCCCGCTCGATCTGGCTTAGGGCCTGTTCCATTTCGGCTAAGAACTCTTCGCTTTGTTCCTCGAATTGCTTCTTAAGTTTGTAATTTTCAACAACGAGGCGGAACATTGTCCCGCCGGGGGGCAGGAGGCTCAGCAGCAGCTTTGAAGCGAGATTGTTAACGCCTCTAGCGCCCAGCCCCAGCAGTGTATTGGCGGGGACTGCATCGGGCGATGGCGAGAAACTGTGCGATTGATCGTCTTCTGCTGTAATCTCTCGGACGGTGTACTGAGCGCAGCGTCTGCCCCTTTCCAGGAAGCTAGACCGGGCTGTCTGCTCAGAGATCCGAGAGAACTTAGATTTGGCGGGGACCTTGTTCTTCACCGGGGGATCCTCAGACCAGAACTTGAACTAATACCAGCGCTAGTAGAAAGGGACTGCCCACTAGCGCGCTTGCGTCTCTGGCGGGAGCCAGAGTAGTCGAAGCCTGCTGTTGCTTGCTGGGGCAATGGCACAACACTATCGGCAATTGCCCTTTGTTGTTCGTTAAAGAGCCTCTGCTTTTCAGCGGCAGCGGCAATTGCCTCTTGCTGTTGCTGGAGCAATTCTGCTTGCTGCCGTTGGGACTCCTTCAGGGCTGTTTGAAACTGGTTGCTTGACTCCTGCTGCGCGGCGATGAAATTCTGCTGTGCCTGCAGGTTGGCTTCTTCCATTGCCTTGGCCTGCTGCTGGTAGACAGCCATCTGCTGCTGGTAATTGGAAGCCTGTTGGTTGTAATAATTTTGTTGCTCCGCGGCCTGTTGGTTCCGCCGCAGTGCTGCATCGTACTCCCTGTTCCACTCCGCCGTCTGCTGGGCGATATCCTGCTGTGCCTTGTATACCAGGGACATCGCTGCGGGGTTGCCCGCAGCGCCAGCGATCACTGCCTGCAGATACTTCTGCTGTGCCATTGCAATCGGCATGAACAGCTCAGCCTTGGGATCCTTCGCAACAGGGGTGGCAGGCGTGGCTGCGCTGGTTGGGCTCTGCTGCTGCTGAATCAACCACGCCTGCGTCGGGTTAGCGGTTGCTGCCGCAGCACGTCCCGCTTTGAGCTCTTCCGCTGGGGTGGCAGCCGCAGCCAGTTTTGCTCTTGCTGCAGAAGCCGTCAGATACGATGGCAACTGCACCGTTGCCATGAATTCGGCGAGGGCATCGTTCTTAGCCATAACGTTTTTCGCTTAGCTCCTGGTCGAGGGCCTTTAAAAACTCGATCACTTGCCGCGCTCCGGCCTCTCTCCATATCGCTTCTGGGGACATGCCAGGTCTAGCGCAACGGTCAGGGAACCGCAAATCTAGTTCTTCAATCAGCGGCTTGATTGCCTGCGCTGCTGTAAATGGAATTGCCACGACAGAAAAGGTCGGCTACAACTTGAAATTTTAGCCGACCTTGCTGTCTCTAATCGCGGCACCGCTTGACATTGCTCACTGGCAAGGTCACTAGAACGCTATCTGGCTGCCAGATGCAGCCACGGAACTGGTAGCGCATGGTGTGCCAAAGCTGCTCTTTGTCAATCCTTAGCTCGATTACTTGCTTCGCGCGATTGACCGAGATACAGCGTCCGATTGCGCCGTCTAGCGGTCCGGTATAGACCTCCCAGAGCAGCCCCAGATAGCTTTTAACATCGTTGTTGTTCATAGCCAATCCTCCGGTACGACAGTTGCGGACCAAACGATTCCATGCTTTTCGCACCACCTGGCATGGGTCAGGCTAGTTCCGCTCAGCTTACAATGCGGCGTCTGCAAGACGATCCGCAGATCCAACTCTGGGTGCTGGTTCAGCACTGCCAGGAGTTTTGCTCGATCCGTGGCGCGGAAGTGCCCTTTGCATTCGACAAGAATGCCATTGGGCAAGACAAAATCCGGGGTGTATTCCTTGCGGTAAGAGACAGTAATCGACTCGTAAGCTGGAGGGTGCCCCAGCTTACGGGCCAGATCACTGGCTACCGCAGCCTCAAACTTGCTGCGATATTTCATTGGAACCTCCGGGAGACCGCACCGCTTGTGGGTGCGGTCGTTGATTAGAACGGAATATCATCAAATTCGGGATCGAGCTCATTAGGCTGTTCGGCGGCTTGTTCTGCCTCCTTCTGGGCTTGCAAGGCGATCTCATCAACCTCGAAGCCGACGTCTGTTCCTTGTGTGTTTTCGCCGCGCTTCAAGACCTGGACTGAGACAAGGTACAGGCTGACGCCTTTCTTCCCTGCGAACTCGTAGGAGAATGGCAGGAACTTGACCCGCCCTGTGCTGCCGTTGGGGACCTCGCCCATGGACTCGTTGCCAAAGGCATCGAAGCACGGGACGGGCTCGGCCTCATGGCCCCTCTTGGTAAACCGCTTCCTCCGGAATGTAACCATGAACAGTGGATCTTCCGATTCAACGGAATCTTCATCCCGTCTTATGGAGACCTGAAAATTGGCGGGCACTTCTGAAACACCAAGCTGGTGGCAGTATGCTTCGCGGCAAAGCTTGTGCAGCTTGCCAGCGTCGGCTTTCTTTAAGATGAGAGTAATTTCGTAGCTCTCTTGCAAGTCTGTCTTGCGTGGGCGAGACAGACTGCTCCAGATCAGTTCGCCGACAGGGGAGATAATCGGGGTAATTTCCATGGCTAAATCCAAACGTGACTACTCGTGGCAAAAGAAATTCAACGCAAGGCCGAGTGAGAAGAAACGCAGAGCTGAGCTAAATCGCTACAACAGGCGCAAGGGCACCTATGGCAACGGAGATGGGAAGGACGCCAGCCACAAGGGTGGCAGGATAGTTGGCTTTGAGATCCAATCCAAGAACCGCAGCCGCAATGGCAAAGGCTCTGTCTTCCGGATCAAGAAGAAGTAGAAGGCGGCGCTGGCACTGGCACTGGCTTGATGCAGCATTTGATGATGTCACCATGCAAGATCCGTGCCTGCTTTATGCTCCCACCTCGTTGGGAAACCCTGTGCATCATGGCGTCATAGGCATCCCGATAAGAAAGGAAGTCGCCTATGTGCTCCCACTGCACAGACTTGCGCTTTTGAATCTCAAGAACAAACGGAATTACGTCGTCGTCCATTGATTCGTCCTCTTAAACTAAATGTATCGTCGCTGGGAAAAGACACTGACGAAACGTGGATAACACTGAACCCCTTTTCCTCGGTGATTACCGGGATAACGTTCCCCAGATTGAGCCAGACCGCAACAGTCCTTACAGCAGCTCTGTCAATGCGTCGCCGCTCGGCATCATCACAGCAGAGCGGGAGCTCTACTTTTTGATCCGGCGGTTTAACTGTTTCCCTCCCAACCGCAAGAACCCGCTTATCCTGGTTGCCCCAGAGGGTATGTTTGGCAAGCGCCAGGGCAAGAAGTTGGAGCGGATGCTAGATCGCTTCCTGGAAGCCAGGGAAGCCATTACAGACTGGCTAGGCAAGGGCTTTGCCAGCCAATTGGACTGGGAGAGCCGCCAAGGGCTTCTGGAGGGCTACAGGCGCGTGTGCGACCTGGCAGGGAACGCAACTTTTATTGCGCCACTGCCAGGGGTGAGTGGCGTCTGGGCCTTACATCTTGATCCGGCGGGGATGCGCCGTCACGATGAGTTGTGGCATCAAGAGGTGGCTGCTGCGACAGCAGCGTCCAGGGCCAGGGTTATCGAGGGGAAACGGCGGGCTTACTGGGCCATCCGTCGCCAGAAGGAAAAAGAATGGGCTAGCAGAGGTGCTGGCCATCGTAAGGGTCCGACGGTCTGGCTCGACTAGTCGTTGGCGATTGCCGCCGGGTCGAGGGCCATAATGGCTGCCTTCATCCTGGCTGCCTGTTCCTTACTGGAGACTTCCAGCAGGGGCCAGGCGGCGGTATAGAGGCTACGCAGGGAGATCGAGCTGCCATAGCAGGCAGTGAACTGCTGCTCAAGCTTGCGGAGCTTGGCATCTGTGGCCGCCGACTTTGGGCACTGCTGGAGTCGGAAGTATTCGTGAAACAACCGTTCTCCCAGCAGGAGCTTTGTCCATCTGTTGTCCAGGGATCGTTGGCTGATCATGGTTATCTTCTAGGCACTGCGAGATGATGAGAGTAATCTAGTCACGGTCAAAGCCGAGGAGTGGCAGTTGATCGTTGGCTTGCATACAGAGCCACATCCGCCGGGCCAGTTCAACCGTTGAGTCGGCACGGACTTGCCAAACGCGGGCAGCATCTGCATCGAGAATTCCGGTCCAGACTCCTTCTTCTTTGAAAATGCCGTACTGTTTTCCGTCGGCCAAGTAACTGGCAGAGAACATGCTGCCAGTTACTTGTGCGGCGTCTAGTATCTCGAAATCCTCTGCGAGAGTTTCCATTACTGACGCTGCCTCGACGGCAAAGCGCTCCACAGGGCTTAACCCGTTCAGGAAATTATCGAACAGCATGGCGTGTCTCCTGTTGTTGTTGGATTGGGCAGTTTAGCGCCATGTCCAGGGCGTGAGATAGTCAGCGGTTTTCAAACAGGGACAGGGATCCCTGGTTAACGCTCGGTGCGTTCCAACCGCGTGACGGTTTGCCGCAGTAGACAGGCAGCATCTTCGGCTGCTTTTGTCGCTGGGGTCTGCTAAAGCGGTACATGCGTTCAATAGCTGAATGCAGCGATTGGGTCGCCCCCTCGAGAACGTCTTTGACATCGGCTTGGAGGACGTCCTGAGTTTTCTTAGCTACGTCAGCGAGGGCTTGTGCCAAGCGGGCCTTGAGCCCTATGATCTCTTCTTTTTGTTCTTCGATTGTGCTCTTAAGATTCAGCTCGGATGAAAGCACCTGAGCGCGTGATTTGTTGCAGTTATTCACGGTGCGCTCCAGTTCTTTGGCATAGCGCACAAGCTCGGCATGGGTGCAGGTTTGAGCGAGGGTTTCAATGCTGCCTGAGGTAGGCAGGGAGCACAAAGTGCGGGCATTGCGAACGGTGTATTTGTCGGTGATGTACTTGCTGGCCATTGGTCTTGTCCTCGTTGTTGTTGTTGTTGTGTGAGGCATTAGTTCAGGCTGAGTTGAGCGCGCTTACCTTTGATGCGGCGTGGAGGCACGCCGTTGGCTGCTCTGCGCTCAGCATTGCGCTGTTCTCGCGCTGCGTCCTCCGCAGCCCATTGCTGCGCCAGGTCGCTGTAGGTTTCGTTCAAACTGCCTGCGAGATACATGCGGCAGTAGTCGTAGCCCTTGGTGATCAAGATCCGGGTGATCTCGCCGTACGGCGCATCGAGTTGGACTGCAGCATTGATCAACTGAATTGCTGCCATCGGATCGTCTTCTGTCTGGGCTAGCAGGCTAACAAAGTGGGCGGCGCCTAATACATCGGTAGGCGCTGCCTGGTCTTTTGATGCTTGGGCTTCGGATAGCTGCGCTTCCAGTTCGGCGATGCGCTTGCGAGCACGGGTCAGTTCCGTTTCTGGCGGGTTGTTGAAGGCATCGAGGATCGCCAGCCAATTGGGGTGGCGCAGCTTCCAGCCAGGATATTCTGCTTTCAGGTAACGATAGGCATCCCAGAACTTGAACTTGGCTTTGATGTCATCGAGTGTGAATGTCTGAGATGCTGTGGTTTCTGCTTCTAGAGTAATCATGGTGTTGGTCCCGTTGCTGTTGATGAGAGTAATCTAGCGGCAGCAGGTAAGCTGCCGCATCCGTAGTCTGAAAGATCAGTACGTTAGCTCAGTGCTGAGCGAGCCAGGTCGCTCAGTTTCTCGTAATCGTAGACAGTGCCTGAAACAGGAGGCACTTTCCAAGACATGGTCCCGA